TATATAACTTTTACGAAGAATAAAAGCCAACTTATGTTTGAAAATAAAAGTAGTGAAAGCGTTAATCCTATTTTGATGATGATCTTAAAAAGCTGGAAAGAGTTTATATATTATCTAAATATCCAAGAAAATAGATATTTAGCAGAACTAAGGGATAAGCTTTTAAACGATTTAATGACAGGGAAAATAGAAATGTAAAGGAGTAAAGAAAATGAGTTATTTGGATTATAGGAAATTGCCAAAGAAGATATACTACACCGCAATAGTTATAGTTGTTTTATGCAGCGTGTTCTTAGCTGGGGCTCACACAGGTAGGATTATCCAGCAAGAACAAGATAGGTTATATGTGGGCAAAGTCATTGAAAAGGAACATGTTCCAGAAAAGATAGAAAACGGCGAGAGATTTGACGAAGCTTACTATATAGTAGTTGAAGATAATCACGGGGAATTACTTAGGTATAGCGTATCAAAAGATGTTTACCAGCAAATTGATATAGGAGAGAGGTACAAAAGGAAGTAATGAGAGATTATCAGAGACGAAAAAACAATAAGTATTACTTGCCTAAAAGTGTATATCACAGGACTTTATGGGTGATTAGAGACTATGAGCGAATGAAAGAAGAAGCGGAAAGTATGCTAGTATGTGGTGGGGCTCAGAATGATGGTATGCCTAAAGGTAGTAACTTAACAGATAAGGTTGCAGATGTTGCGGTGAAGAGATGTGACCTAATTAGGGAAATTGAAGCTATTGATCTATCACTCTTAGATATTCCTGAAGAGTATAGAGATGGAGTTTGGTGTAACATTCAATACAATAAACCATATCCTATAGGTGCAGATAGGTCGACTTATGGAAGGTATAAATCTAAGTTTATTAACCGGGTTGCAAGGGAATTGAAGTTAATATGACTATTAAAATAAAAAAACAACTTGCAACACCGGGGAAAAAAAACAGTGGTAATATGATAGTGTGGAAGAAATGAAAGAAGGGATATTTATCTTCCGCCAATAAATAGGAAGTACGAAAACCTCCTTAACATATAAATTAATTAATAATTCTTAGGGTTAAAGCATCTGAAAAGGTGCTTTTTCTCTATTTAAAAATTGATTTATGTGAATAATTGTAAAATGTTTTAATTTATGATATAATTATAGTAAGAATAATTATATTTATAAAGGGGGGTACAGTGATGGAAAACTTACAAAATGAGGCCATTTTATTGGAGAGCTTGTGTATTAATTCCCTAGGAGACAGAAAGTGTGATAGTGAAAAACAATTTTTACTACTTAGGGCAGATAATTTTAGAAGAAATCCATATCTAGCAGCAGTGTTTATATCAGGTGCAGTTTATGATGAATCAAACACGAGCTTATGCACAAAACTAGAATCACTTTTGGATGAATATAGCGATAAGGTAAATGGTATATCTATAGAGTGTATAGAAAAAAAAGTTTTAGATAAGTATATTCGAGATATAAAAAATATTTTAGAGTAGGATTGTGAAAAAGGACCTGTAATGGGTTCTTTTTTCATGCAATGAATTGAAGGGTGGTGATATACCATGGGTTGACGTTAAAACAAAAGAAATTTGCTGATGAGTATATCATCAGCGGTAATAAATGTGAAGCAGCTATTTTAGCCGGATACAGTGAAAAATATGCGAAAGCACAAAGCCATAGATTGTTGGAAAATGTTGGAATTAAAACATATATAGATGAAAGACTGGCAAAACTTGATTCAGAGAAGATAGCCGACCAAAAAGAGGTACTGGAGTACCTTACTTCAGTAATGCGTGGCGAACATACAGAGCAGACACTCATTTCAAGAGGTGCAGAGTGGGGGCAGGAGAAGACAAATATAGATGTTGGTGCTAAGGATAGGATAAAGGCAGCAGAATTATTAGGCAAGAGATATTCAATGTGGACCGATAAGGTAGATATGTCCGGTAATGTTGAGTTGATATTTGAGGATGACTATGGGGAAGAAGATATCTAGAACTGTAAAGTTACAGTGGAACAAGGTATTTAAGCCAGTCAACGAATGTCACAAAAGATATAAGGTCCTTAAAGGTTCAGCGGGTAGTGGTAAGTCTACCAACATAGCACAAGACTACATTAAGAAGTTGTCAGACATAAGATATAAAGGCGCTAACTTGCTAGTAGTAAGAAAAGTTGACGAGTCAAACAGGGACTCAACCTTTGCAGAGCTTCAAAGTGCTATATACAAAATGTTTGGAGATCAAGCAGAAAGAGTATGGAAGGTGACCCAGTCACCACTAAAGCTTGAGTGCTTACTTACCGGAAATTCCATAATATTTAGGGGAATGAAGGACGATAAGCAACGAGAAAAGGTAAAGTCAATCACCTTCAAGACAGGTAAGCTAGTGTGGATATGGGTAGAAGAAGCCACAGAGCTAACAGAAGCCGATATAGACATCCTAGACGACCGTTTAAGGGGCCAGCTAGATAATCCTAACCTATTCTATCAGATGACCTTTACATTCAATCCTGTAAGCTCTAGGCACTGGATAAAGGCTAAATACTTTGATATTATTCATGAGGATGTATTTACACACCAGTCAACTTATCTGCAAAACCGCTTCATAGACGAAGCCTACCATAAAAGAATGATGATGAGAAAGGAACGAGATCCAGACGGATATAGGATATACGGACTGGGTGAGTGGGGAGAAGTTGGTGGACTTATATTTAATAATTGGGAAGTAAAGAATATAAGCCAAGATACATCAGATTATGAGTATCTAAGCATAGGTCAGGACTTTGGATATAATCACGCCAACGCTATCCTTACAATAGCATATAAGGACGGTGACTTATATATCCTGAATGAACACTATTGCTATGAAAAAGATACATCAGAAATTATTGAAGATGCTGAAGGTAAATTCAATAAAAAAATATTAATGTATTGTGACTCAGCAGAGCCGGATAGAAAGAAGACTTGGCAGAAGGCTGGATATAAGGCCAAAGGGGTCAAGAAAGAAAAGACAACAGATAAAAAATATATCAACACGCAGATAGACTGGATAAAACAAAGAAGGATATATGTGCATCCGTCATGTGTGAATACAATTAAAGAGTTAGGACAGTGGAAGTGGAAGTATGACGATAAGTTAAGCACTTATCTAGATGATCCAGTTCCATTTTTTGATGATGCAATTGCAGCCTTAAGATATGGCATTGAGCCTTGGAGAAAATCGAAGGGGCTTAAGACTATGAACAAGGCTAAGTTGGGATTATAGGGGGGAATGATATGTATAGGACCGATAAAGAAGAATTGAGTATTGAAGATATACAAAAGTTCATCAAGAAGCATAAGGCAGAGTCCATTAGATATATTAAGCTTCAGAAATATTATGAAGGTAAGCACGATATACTGGACCATACATCTAGGGATGGACAGCCTAATAACAAAATAGTAAATCCATACCCTAAATATATTACTGATATGCTTGTAGGTTATTTTGTTGGACAGCCCATAAGCTATACTAGCAAAGAAGAAGATGGACTGCTTGAGGACTTGCAGGCTATATTCGATTATTCAGATGAGCAGGAAGAAAATCTAGAACTTGCCAAGATATGCAGCATAAAAGGCAAGGCTTATGAACTTTTATATCGTGATGAAGATGCACGAATAAGATTTAATGAATTTGGACCAGATCAAATGTTTGTCATTTACGATATGACAATATCACCAAGCATTAAATTTGCTATCAGGTACTATGATGTGGGTGAGGGCAATGATAAGATAACATATGCAGAAGTATATGACAAGGAAGTGTGTACGCTATATAAGGGCAAGGATTCTGATTTAAGCTTAGAGCAAATAACACCACACGCTTTTAAGGAGGTACCAGTAGTTGAATATGTGAACAACAAGGAAGAGCAGGGGGACTTTGAGCAGGTAATTACTCTGATAGATGCTTACAACAAGGCACAGTCAAATACATTAAATGACATGGACCAATTCACTGATGCATACTTGATATTAGTAAATATGGCTGGTACAGACTCAGAGCGAATAGATGAGCTTAAGAGAGACAGGGTAATGCTACTTGATGATGATGGTGACGCTAAGTGGCTAATAAAGGAAATAAATGATGCGTGGGTAGAGAATTACAAGGATAGAGTTAGAAGAGATATACACAAGTTTTCTTATACACCAGATATGCAGGATGAAAGCTTCGGTAATAATCTAAGTGGCGTGTCAATTAGATATAAGATACTGGCCATGGAACAGATAAGAAGCAACAAGGAAAGGAAATTCAAGAAAGGATTACAGCGAAGGATAGAACTTATATGTAATTCCCTAAGCCTAGAAAAGGATATAGACCTCTTCACGAGCATTAACATCAAGTTTGCTAACACCTTACCGCAGAACATCTATGAGTTATCCCAGACTATCAAGAATTTATCACCTTATTTAAGTAGTGAAACCTTGCTTAATCAACTTCCATTTGTGGAAAATGCGAAGGAAGAGTTAGAAAAGAAAAAGGCAGAGGATGAGGAGATAACAAGCAGTTATGATTTCACCAATATAGATAATGCAGGTGGTGATACTGATGCCGAAGAAGAGTAACTACTGGATTCAAAGGGCCCTTGAAAGGTCACGGGCAGATATTAGGTCAGCAGATGAAGTAGTTAAGACAATTAATGATGCATTCTATAATTGCTTGAAGGAAATTGAAAAGGAAATATCCGTACTATACTACAGGTATGCAGAGGATAATGAGCTTGATTATGACCTTGCTAATAAGCTTCTAACAGGTGATGAGTATAAAAGTTTTAGAATGGGATTAGAAGAGTATATGGACCTAATAGACAGCCCAGAGATACAACTGGAGCTTAACACTTTATCCACTAGATCAAGGATAAGTCACCTTGAAGAAACATTCTTTAACATCCAAAAGCAAATAGATAAGGCATATATCTACCAACACGAGGCAGTAGAATCGCTTATGAAAGAGTCACTACAGACTAACTACCATAGGGTAATTTTTGATATAGGTGTTGCTACTGGTGAAACAGTGGTAAAGGACTTTCATAGGCTGACTATAGGGGAAATAATAAAAGAATTTGAAAGACCTTGGTCAGGCAAGAATTTCAGCGAAAGGATATGGAAGAACAGAGCCAAGCTAAAAGATGCCTTGGAAGAAGAAATAGTAAAGATGGCTATATCAGGGGCTGACTGCACACAAGCTATAGAAAGTGTAGCAAAGAAGATGGATGTATCAAAAAGGGCAGCTGCTACATTGGTGCATACTGAACAGGCCTATTTTAGTAGCCTTGGTACACTGAAAGCATACAGCGAAATGGGTGTTGACAAGTATATCTATGTCGCTACCCTAGACTTAAGAACCTCTGATATATGCAGAGATTTGGACCATGAAGTTTTTAGCATTAAGGATGCACAAGCAGGGGTAAATTATCCACCAATGCACCCTAGATGCAGAAGTACCACTGCACCATACACAGGAGCTATGCAAGGCACCAGGACGGCCAGAGATATGTTCAATAACGAAGTCAAAGTTGATAAGTCATTAAACTATAAAGAGTGGCACAAGAAGTATGTTGAGTCTGACCCTAAGTATCTGATAGAGGAAAAGAAATGGAACAATAGACATAGTGACAAGAAACAACTAGAAAGGTACAAAAAAGCGGGTGTTGAAGTACCTGAAAAATTTGATAAATATCAAGATTTAAAGTATAATGGAAGTGAAAGAGATAAAAGGTTAAGAAGCATTGATTACACCAGGAGAATGAAGCTTAAAAATAATCCTGAACTTAAGTTACCTAACGTTGACACAGCCACTATTGACAAAAATAAATTTGAAAAATATTTATTTGCTGGAGAAAATGAAAAAGGGCTCAACAAAGGTAGGTTGATTGAAGAAAAATTAGGTTACAGTATAGATAATTATGATAAATTTAAGAGGGAAATACTCTTAAGAGCAAGAGACTATCCTGCTACATTTAAGGGGACAACCCCTCATGGTAAAAGATATGAACAACAAATAATATTCTATAACAAAAATAAAGAGCCAGTTAATGTACTAGTGGCTTGGATTGAAAGTGATGGAAAAACACATATGACTACAGCATATATAACGGAGGTGAAGTAAAGTGGATATAAAGCAATATGATACAGTAGTTTTAAAAGATGGCAGACAAGCAGCGGTTGTTGAAGTGTTCAGCGATACTCAATTCCTTGCTGATGTAGGTGACGATCCTAGTACTTGGGAAACTATTGATATTACAATAGACGATATAAAAGAGGTGATATAGTGGATAACCTTAAAATAGTATATAAGATACTAGTTGGAATTGAGGCATCTATGGATAGTAGCCGATTTGATGGTACCTTTCTAGAGGCTTTAAAAATATCAGAAGAGAGAAGAAATAGAATACTACAATCAATGATTGATGAAGGATTAATTGATGGTTTTACAAGAGTCAATTATGTTGGTGGCTATGGGTTTAAAGCTATAGAGCCTAGACTGACAATTAAGGGTATGGAGTTTTTACAGGAAAACTCAACAATGCAGAAAATAAAAAATGGGCTAAAGGATGTAAAGGATATTACACCATTTATATAAGCACTTTAACAATAGTTAGGGTGCTTTTTTAGTGAAGTAAACCTACATAACGGAAAATCGTCGTATAAAATATGAGAGGAGAAAAATAATGGATTACATTGAAAGAATGGAACAGGAACTAAAGGAATTAACAGAAAAAGGAACAAAGTTAGATAAGGCAATTAGTACATTAGAGGGGCTAAGTGCTGATGAATTAGGGCTAATGTGGGCCCAACTATATTCCATGAATGGCTATGCCGATATCTTAAGTAGGAGAATTGAGCTGGCTAAAAAGTTGAGAAAGGATAATTAATATGATAAGTAACGAAAGATTTATAAGTTTGTGCATTCAGAAAGTAATGCTATATGAAAATGCAAGGGAAGACCAAAATAGCTTCTTAAACATTGATGATGTGTTTGTTGTATGGTCTTGTAAGACACTACAGAATAGCAAATGCTTAGTTAGTGCCAAGAATAAGGGTGCCTATTACTATGAGTTTACTATGAATGGTGATAAGGGGGAAATATACATGGATGTATATAGGAAGGTTGAAAATATCCCACTAGACCTAGATGGAAACAGAATAACAACAAGGATAAGAGAAACAAAAATAACACCTGAAAATTGTATAGTTTCAACTGGTTGTTGCGGTTAATTTCGTTATTTGCGTTCCACTTTCTACCGGTACGCAAGAGACGCAAATTGCACAAGTATTGAAAATACTAACTTTTTTCGTCTCATTATCTACCGCAAATTGCGGTAAAAAGTGTGCGAAGGAAATTTGTTTCCGTCGCAAAACTAATCAATATAATTCGACCCAGACAAGTCACTAAAAGGTCTTATTTTTATTTAAAAGAAAGGACGGTAACTTAGAGGGATGAAGAATAACTATAAGGGACTTAAGATGAATTTACAGCTACTGGCAGAGGATACAGGAGCTGGTAATGGCGGAGAAAATAACCCACCAGAGGAGAACAAGCTAGAGGGTAAGACGTACACAGAAGAGGAATTACAGAAGTTAATCCAGTCTGAATCTGATAAGAGAGTAACCCAGGCTATGAAGACTGCTGAACAAAAGTGGCAAAGAGAATACGAGAAAAAGCTTGAAGACGAAAAGTCGGAAGCAGAGAAACTGGCCAAGATGTCAGCGGATGAAAGAGCCAAGGCAGAGTTTGAAAAAGAAAAGACTAAATTTGAACAGGACAGGGCCCAATTCAATAGGGACAGGCTAGAGCTAGAAACAGTAAAAGAACTTGGCAAACAAGGGCTTGATGTTGAGTTTAGCTCTTTTTTAATGGGCGAAAATGCAGAGTCCACAAATGAAAATATCAAGCTATTTAAGGAAAAGTTTGATATAGCAGTTGAAAATGCAGTCAATGAAAGGTTAAAAGGGAAAACACCCAAGACTACTGACAAGAATACTACGATATCTTCAGATAGTCTAAGGGGCATGTCTATGGCAGAGATCAATGCAAATTGGGATGCCATAAAAGACATGAAATTATAAAAGAAGGAGAATAGAATATGTCAATAAAGAATTTTATACCAACGCTGTGGTCAGCTAGACTACAGGCAAACTTAGATAAGAAGTTAGTATATGCAGATGTAGTTAATCATGACTACGAAGGTGAAATTAAGAAGCTAGGAGATAAGGTTAAGGTTAATCAGATAGGTCCAATCGCCATTAAGGATTACCTAACTGGTGACGGCGCACCTAAGAAGCTAGCAGATCCTGAAGAAGTAACATCAACTCAACAGGAACTTGTAATAGACAAGGCTAAGTACTTCAACTTTAAGGTAGACGATATAGATGCAGCACAGGCTAATGTTAAGCTGGTAGACAAGGCAATGGACAGGGCATCATACGCCATAGGTGACGTTATTGACCAGCATATAGCTAGCTTTGTGAAAGATGCAGGCATCAAAGTTGGGTCTACTGCTACACCAATAGATGTAGAAGTAGCTAATGCGTATGACCAGCTAGTAGATTTAGCTGTTAAGCTTGATGAAAATAACGTAACAAGAGCAGGTAGATTTGCTATTATACCAGCCTGGTACCTAGGCATGTTATCTAAGGACCCAAGATTTACTAAGGACTTTAAGGTGTTAGCTAATGGTGTAATTGATGGTGCAGATGTAGCAGGCTTCACGCTAAGAATGTCAAATAATGTACCAGTGGCTGCTAATAAGTACTCCATCATGGCAGGTACAGAACAGGCCATAACTTACGCAGGTCAGATTACAGAAATAGAATCTTACAGACCTGAAAAGTCTTTTGCTGATGCGGTTAAGGGGCTATTTGTATATGGTACTAAGGTAATTGAGCCTAAGGCACTTGTAAACTTTACTTGTAAGGTAAAGGGTGCGTAGTATAGGAAGGTGATAGAATGAACGAGAGAATTATATCAAAACTCAAAATCTTACTAGGTAAGGATACATTAGAGAATGAGAGTACAATATCTCTCGTTCTTGATATCCTTATTCAAAAGATTAAGAACTTCTGCAACAGGGATGATATTCCAGCTGACTTAGAGCTTGTAATAGTTGAAATGTTAAGCGAATACAATAAGGCTTTGTCAAGTGGTGGTCAAGATAACCAGAATACTGGTGAGGTAAAGGCTATTACCAGAGGAAATACCAAGATTGAGTACAATGTGGGCGCTAATACTAAGATAACATCAATTGATGATTTGATCGTTAAGTATAAAAAACACCTTACTAGATTCAAAAAGTTAGGAACTATTGGAATGAATGGGGGTAACTAGGTGAGAGAATCAGATATATTAGCTAGTACCTACCATGACAGTATGGATATTATCAGGCATGTAGAGGTAGAGGATAGTGATTCACATCTTACTACTATGCAGGAGAAAACAATTAAATCTAATGTGGCTTGTGAGCTTGATAAAGCAAACACAGGATACCATGACGAAACACTTGTAATTGATTATATAGTATATGCAAGACCAGAAGAAGATGTAGTGGAAGGCGATATGCTATCTATTACCCACTTAGGTAGGAATTATGAGTGCATAGCAGGTATACCATTTAAGTGGCCATCACACCTTGAGATACCGGTAAGTCTGAAAGAGAGATTGTAATGAGTTTTGAATTTGAGGGCCTAGATGACCTTATAAATAGGCTTGATACCATTGAAAAGAAGGTCCCTGAAGAATTTAACAGGCTTAAGACTAAGGTGGCCAGTGAAGTATTAAGGGATGTTATAGAGAATACACCGGTCAATAAGGACCCTAGGGCAATGACAGCAGGAACTCTTAGAAGGAGTTGGAAGGTCAGAGATTTAGGTAAAGAAGTTGAAATCTATAATGATGCCCAATCCAAAGGTGAGTATTATGCCTGGGATGTTGAGTATGGACATAGAACCAGGGCAGGTATGGGTCTTTCAGTCTCTAGAAAGCGACGTAAGGCTGTACGAAGTGACGGGGGTAAAATACTATTCGTACCAGGTAAATTCATGCTTAGAAACGCAATGAAGAAGGGAAAAACCACATTAGACAAAGAGGGAAAGAAGATATTAGATGATTTGATGGGTGGTAGATAATGATTAAAGTAAACGATCTAATAAAGTCAGTATCGAATATGATCTATGATGCCATCAAGGATACTGAATATAAGTGTAAAATTACAGATGATGACGAACAACTGCAGTTATACCTGGATAAGGGTAGCTGCTTTTTTATTGATGTAAATACATCAGATTCAGAGTCAGTAAATTTACACTTCAATAAAAAAAGCCTTGTAATTGACATAAGGTACTTTCCAGGTAATGGCAACAAGACTGCTAAGGCTAGCTTATATGACCTAAAAGACTTAATGGAAAGCACATTTACAAGGAGCATAAAAGTTGGAAGAAAATATATTCACATATCTGGGATAGATGGATTGATATTAAAAGATGAAGTAGGGCACACCCTACATTTTAGTATATCGGTAAGCTATCATGAACAAGTTTATTTTGACAAGGTAGATGAGTATGTTATGAAGGAAATTAATAACAATATCAGCATTGAAGTTCAAGATAAATTTGATCTATTAGAGGAAGTTAATATCAGGTATGGGGATAGATTGAGAAGAAGAGGAAGGAAGGTATAATATATGGGCTTAACAGAGCTTAAAATTGTATTTAAAGAGATAAAGAGAAAAGCCTTAGAGGGTTCAAGCACTGGAGTTGTGTGCCTAATCCTAAAAGATGGTACTGCCAAAGGACTATCTGAATTCACTTCACTAGAAGACCTAGAAGGTGCTAAGTTTAAGGCTGAAAATCTTACTTACATGAAGCAGGCCTTAATAGGCAATGTGCAGGATGTAAGAGTTGGTGGAGTTCTTGAAGAAAGAAATTTTACGCCTACTAAGTTAATAGTATATGCGATAAATGGGGCTGACACACTAGATAATGCACTGGATATGCTTGAAAATTATGAGTTTAACTATTTGTGCATGCCTGAAGCAACAGATCAGACAGAGAATCCGAAGTTGATTGAGTTCATTACTAAAAAGTTACCTGATGTCGGCTATGACGCTAATCTGGTAATCACAACTACTAAGCCTTCAAACTCAAGTGATGTCATAGAGTTTGCGACTGAAGACATCAAGGAAGGTGATGTAACTTATACAGCAACTAAGCTACTGCCGTTTATTTGTGGGCTATGCGCAGGTACACCGCTTACACAGTCGATAACGCATGCTAATGTACCATTTATTAGCACTATTCCGAAGAAGACCAAGGACGAAAAGAACCAGCTAATTGATGGTGGTAAACTGATTTTGACAAAAGAGGGTGGCAATATCAAGATTGCAAGAGGGGTTACATCACTTACAACACCTACAGGTAATGAAGGGGAGTCATTCAAGAAGATAAAGCTTGTAAGAACTTATAAGTTCATCAATAACTCTATCAAGAAGTCAATATCTAACTATTATGTAGGTAAAGTAGCCAATAACTACGATAACAAGTGCCTGCTTATAGCAGAGATCAGTAACTTCTTAGAAGACCTGGCAAGAGATGGAATAATTGAAAGAGGGCATAGTGTTGGTATTGATTTAGACGCACAGAAGAAATATCTGAAGGAAATAGGGGCAGATGTAGATTCAATGTCAGAACAGGAGCTTAAGGAAGCTAATACTAAGTCTAAGGTATTTATTGCTATTAAGCTAAAGGGTGTAGATGCAATGGAAGACTTCTACATCAACATTAATGTATAAAGGGGGGGCTAAATAATGGCAGATACAAACAAGGAACAGATAAAAGAAATATTAGGTACTGATGGTATAAGTGGTACGTTTGGTGAGCTATGGCTTGATGGTGAGTATGTGGCTGAGCTTGAAGGCTTCCAGGCTAAGATAGACTTTAAAAAGGCAGCGGTGCCTAGGCCAAGGAAGATGATGGATGCACACAAGACAACTGGTGCAGAGGGCAAAGGGTCTTGTACCATGACTAAGGTATCATCAAGAATGACCAAACTAATAGGGCTTAGGATGAAGGAGCAGAAGACTATTTACTTTGAAGCAATATCTAAGTTAGATGACCCAGATAATGTAGGAGCTGAAAGAATAAGGTATAAGGGTGTGCAGTTTGATGATCTAACACTTGCTGACTTCAAAAATGGAGAAGTAGGCAAGGTGGAAGCACCATTTACATTTGATGATTTTGAGCCAATTGATTTGATATAAGGAGATAGTTATGAGCGAAAAGAATGTTAATTTAATTGATCTACTACTAAGCAAGGATAGAGATGACTTCCTTGTTAAGAAGGAAGAAATAGAGATAAGCAGCCTATCTACTATGTTTGGTCAACCTTTCATAGTAGAGATGCGTAGGATGAGCCTGGAACAGGAAGCAGAGCTAGAAGACTATGGCTATAAGCTTAAGATGGCTGATAAGGGTAAACTACAGATGGCTGAAAATAACAGGAAGAGAAAGTTACTAACTCTTGTTTATTCGATATTCTACAAAGGGGAAGCCTTATTTAAGAATACAGAGCTGATAAGCAAGTTTAAAGTGGGTACTCCAACTGACCTGGTACTAGTGCTTCTCACACCAGATGAGATTGACACGCTATTCATGGCCTATGACAACCTAATCAACAATGTTCCGAAAGAAGATGAAATAAAAAACTAATAGAGGTGGATGATGAACTGCGTACTTTCTACTACTTTTGGAAGTACGCACATCTGACTCCATCCGAAGTTTACCAAAAGAAAAAAACAGATATTGGAGAATATCGAATGATGAAGGCCTTTCTATTCAAGGAAATAGAAGATAGGCTTGAAGATAAGCAAAATCAAATTTGCCCTTTTATGATGGGAGAAAGGGGGTAAAAAATGGCAACTAATACAACCGAACTGAAAGCTAGATTTAAGGCCGAAGACTTGATGACAAAAGAACTTAAAAGAATGCAGGCTGAACTTAAGAAATTTCAAAAAGA